CCAATGCCCAGAACTTACCGCAGTTTCTGTAATTTTATTTGCAGTATTAGTTCCATCTGGAGCAGTGCCAACATTTTGAGTTAATGTTATGGCAGTTTTTGTCCAATAAGCGTTTGAATAATCACTTGTATAACTTAATAAATTGTTTGTATCACTTACAAACGGATAGATAGCTTTCATCTTCGACCATAGGCCGTAAGATTTAAGATTTGCTACAAGATTATTTACTGCATTAACCTCTGTTGTTCCAGTTAGTCCAGTTGCAGCAATAAAAGCCTTGGCATCACTATCCCCATAGCTGACACCTCTTCTCCCTACACTTATAGATGGGCCGAAATACATCCTTAGATATTGTACATTATTACTGAACCACTTGTCAAGGTAATTGAGCTAATATATGTACCATCAGGCACACAAATAAACGCTCCTTGCTTTAAGGTTACGCCACTCAATCCTAAAGATGTCATCAAAGATGCACTTGCTTGATCAAGAATTGCCGACACGACCGCATCAGCGTTAACCACAAAACCTCTAAATGTGCCAGTGTTTGCACTTGTATTTGAAACGACTTTACAACCAGTGTATCCAGCCGAGAATGATGTTGCACTTATACTCATATATATAATACTTTTAAATTGTAAATTGTTACACTAAGGCAAAGTCCTTGTAATCTGCCCAATTCCTTGCGCCCACATTGATCCATCACAACATTTTTTGTCGTAGGTATTTTTGTCTTTACACAAACAAGCTCTGGATGAACCAGGCTTTGGGTTCACTCTCGATGGGGTTACGAATTTCTTTTCCATAATAATCTTAAAAATAAGCCGATAACAATTCCCAAAATCAATAGTTTTAAATTCAACGCTAAATCACCTTTTTTATAAATGATTTGCGGAGGAAGTTCAACTGTTTTAGTTAGTCTTATCGTGTCTTGTTTAACTTTGATATCTGTTTTAAAAAAGTTTCTATTCCTATAAATTGTCAATCGCACCTTGCCAGTATCTGTGATGAATGTGTCAACCTCATTAAGCGTGAATGTGTCAACGCTATGGAATGAATCAGTTATTAATACCGTATCAATTACCCAATTTCTTGGTCTAAACAATGATGGATCTTTGATTAAGGCCCTTTGTAAATGCCAAGAAGCCGAGCAGCTACTCAATAACAATATAAGGATTAAAGCTCTCACTTTTTCTTTTTCTTTGGAGCTTCCTCAACAATGGTAATATCGCAAGTTAATTGCAACGCTTCCATAATTTCACCAACATACATTGGCATACTCTCACTTGTCAAAGATGCAATATGTAAAGCCTCAATGTCCCCATCAATAGATGAAGCACTCATCAAGCTTAAAGGTTGGCTGGGAAGCTCATCAATTACAAAATGATAATTTTTTGTGTTGGTTAAATCACTTACATAATGTAAGTATACTTTTGATATTTTGCGCATTTTCATTGTTTTTCAATTTAAAAAAATAGTCCTTTAATTTATTAATATTATCAGCCTTTGGCTTATACTGTTTTTTACTCATAGATTCCAGGTTGTATAATTAGTTGGTGTGCTATAAGGATATTCTCCGCCATTTTGATAGGCCACATATTCAGGATACAAGCCTACATTCAAAGTGATATAATCCACTAAACGCTTTCTGTATGTTTCAGCTATCTGTCTGTAACGCTTTACCAAAGCTTCAACCTCAAAACGATCCAATACAACCGTATTTTCTGGGTTATTTTTAAGAATACCAGCGTTGCTTACCTCATAGTTGTGGAATTGTACAAAGTCAGCCATAGCATAATGGATCAGCATAGGCTGGATGTAATAACTTGTCAAGGTTAGATAATTGCCACTAAGTGTATTTGTTAGAACATCAGTTAAAATCTTCCTATAAAGCACAGTACCAAGTACGCCTTGGATTTCGATATCTTGAGCAACCTTAATAAAAGGGCTAATATTGTCTATGTCAACATTGCCTTTTAATTGAGTATACTTATAAATATCCTCTTTAGTTACCAGTAAAACATTATCATTCGTTTGCATCTTATTTATTCTTTAAGCTTCCTCTATTAGGTAAATCAATCGTTTTTGTGCTTGCAGTATCCCAGCTTGGTGGTGCAAATGGCACACCTTCTCTGTTTGCAGTTGCATCAGATACCTTCTCATAGTTACGCATATCCCTTTCGTCTGAATTTTTCTCGCTTGGAGTAAGTGGCTTTATCTTCCCGCCTTCAGTTTTTCTTCTATAAGTTACTCTATACCAAGCGTGATGGCAATATACTCCGCCTTTAAACTTCCAAATTGAATAATTGCTTGAGCCCTCTGGGGCAAATTGACCGTTTACACCGTTAAAACTCATCATATTGATGTCTTCACGACGATAAACAACCCCTTTTTTTGATAAGTTGGTCATTTCTTTGCAGAACTTTCTTGAGTTTTTACTCACTCTGTCTGGGCCGTAACGGTATCTTATCTTAAAAATACCAGTATCGTCTTTAGATTTCATATCAGGATTATCGTATCCAAATTCGAAATGATCATCATCGTCATTTGCTTCTTGAATGTCTATAATCTCCCACTCGTTTAGGTCAATCTCCTCGCCTTTATCTTGCAAGAAAGCTAACCAAGCGTTTTCATCCTCTTCAGTCATCTTTGGTTTATCACTCCCCTCAAAATAAGAATAACAAATTGCAGCTGCTTGTTCTTTGTCTTTACCTTCAGCAATAACGGTTGGGATGCAACGAGCTAAAAAATCATCTTTGCTCTCACCACTTTTTTTTTGAACCATATCAACTTTTGAAAAGCCGTATTCCTTTTCTTTAGTTGTAGTGTCAATAGCCACTCCACTTAAATCAACGAACTCTAAAGGTTGCAAAGTCTTAAAGTATATGTCAACCATTACTTCATTCTTTAAAAGCACCTTATTAAAAGCATCAATCAATAGGTTCTGGAATGGTCTTATTACTATATTATCAAACAAAATACTTGCAGTTTTTAACTCTTCAGCATTGCTTGAGAATCCGTTGCCGCTATTTTTAACACCAAATAATAAAGGGCTTGTGATTCTATGAGCTAACAAAATTTTATCAATACATTCTGTACTTAAAAATTGGTATTGATCAGCAGCATCACTTAAAGCAACTGGAGTGATATCAGCCGCAGAATCTTTGCTCTCGTTAAATGATACGATTGCTCTGCCAGTATTAGATGAACCCCCAAATTTAGCATTAATTTGAGCTTCGATTGCATCTTTAATCTCTTCACTTGGTTCCCCATTGTTGAAGTTGATTAACATACTTGGAGCTAAACCGTTTTTAATGTTGTTTAGATGGTAGTTACTTATTTCACCTTCAAGCTCACAATATTGAGTGCCACCTTGATAGTCTGGGGGGCTGAAATAAAAGTTACCAGTCGAATAAGGCTTGATTACAAGCATACATTCTTTAGCACTTTCATCATATCCAAACGCTGCGAACTCTTTAGGCTTTTGGCCCTTCTTTAATTTTGACCAATCTGCACAATAGTACCATTTTTCAATCTCGCCTTTGTCATTGGCTTTCTGTGGCCTTAAAGTTTGCATTGGGAAGTGGTAAGCCTTTACATACTTTTTGCCGTCTTTAGACTTTACAATTTGGAATGCACACATACCAAGCATCGTCAAGTCCATTGTACACTTTTTAACCTCTTCATTTTGGAAGATTGTTTTAAAATCCAAGTAACCCTTTAAATGTCTATCAGCTTTTACAACCTCTGGGCCATAGCCGTAAATCATATCGGCTTTGCCTTTAATACAAGCGTTGTTTGTAGGTGAGCTATAATACAAATCAATTAAGTATTGATAGTAGTTATTATCCGATCCGTACTCAACCCAATCTTTATTTGTTTGCTCAACAATTGATGGGCTTGTATAACCAGCCATATTGATGATGTGGTAAGATGGAATATTTTTTTTGCGTGTAGCCATTATAATGTGATCCAGTTTTTACTGTTTGTGTTTGTGGTTGACCAAGACTTCCACTGTCTGTACTCATCAATAGAACCAACTATCCAATAAGCCAGGTATTCAAAATACATCTTGCTCGATTGGATTACTCTTATGTTTAACTCGTCTAACTGATTAGCCACTGCATTGATGGTGGCAAGTGATGGAAGTGTCAATGTAACTTTAGTTCCCACTATTGTAGGCGTTACGGTTGCAGTTACTAATGTCTTGGTAGCCTTATGTTCAATTTCAAGTGTTACTGGCAAACCATCAAACGCAATAAGCGGATGAAATGATATACTTGTACTTGAATTATTGATAACCATATTTAATAAAACCTAAAGGCCTCATTTTGTTACAATAAAAAAGGGGCATCTCTGCCCCCTTCTCACCTATGTACACTTATTAATTATGGAGTTACATCTGGAGTAAAGATAGTTGACAAGCCAGCGTAAGTTACTGCAGCCAACGGTCTTGGGCCATACTTCTCTGAAGCAATAAAGCTCAAAGTGTATGTACGAGCATCACCAAGTAAAGTTCCCCAATCTTCAGAACCAGTTGTTACATCACAACCAAATTCCTCACCAAGCAACCAGAAATTGTCATTTCTATCCCAAACAACCACTCTCCAACGACCAGTTGCAAGTGTTTCAACATCTTTAGTATCTAACCAAGGAGTCGCTTGTGATTTTGGTTTAAATTTAACGGTCAAATTTGATTCGTGGAAAGTTGTGCCATTATCTCTTGAAGATGTGATGGTATCGGTAAAGCTATTTGCTCCCTTCAATTCCCAAAAGTATCCAGTATCTAAAGTAACGCCACCAGATTGAGCGATTTTAGTAACCGCACCAGTGCCGTCAATTGTTATTACATCACTCCAAACGAATGGAATTAAAAACATACCTTGGATCCCACCAAGATATTCTTTGCAAGGCTCTAAACGAGCGTCTATTGTATTACAAGCCATTTTATTATTTATTTAAAAGTTTAAAAAAAAGGTGGGC